AATATGACACGTCCTTTCAGTTGTAATTTGCCTTAAACGTGCCAATCGTGATATAATTGAGTACGTAAAAGGACTTTTGTGAGAAAACTTCTTTTATAGTGATGTTGGCGCATCACATTATTCGCATCCTAGTTGGCGCTAGGGTGCTTTTTTTATAAAAAGAAAAGGAACCTCTAACGAGATTCCTTCAATGGCGCTAGGCCGTTGTGTAAATAACAATAGCGTATAGCTCTTGTTCAATTAGATGTTATCACACAAAGCGGCTATTGTCAAACCTCGTTATTATATCTTTGCTATTTATCATTGATGAATAATTCTTTTATTTTATTATCAACTAAATCAAGAATCAGACTATCAGCAATCAAATTTTTGATTGGATCATAATGATTTACAGGTTTTTTAATTCTTATTTTACTTACTGTTGTAATATTTTGTACCAATGCAAATGATTTTTTATTCTTGTTAATGTATATGTTTGCGACTTTTTTAAATTCATTAACATTATTGATGACTTTTTGAACGTCTTCAACGTTGTATTCATTTTCATCAGATGAATCCAAATTTGCTAATGCTGTATATAATTCTCTAGTAATATTTAATAATTGCGGATAAACCTGTTTCGAAACAAAATTTCCTATATCTAAATAGTAAGGTTTTTCTTTGGAACTTAGTGGTATGACAGTCAAGACACCATTATTAGGGGAGTCTTTCTTTGTTATTACAATTGCAAAATGTTTGCCACGCAATTCACTACCCATAGAAGGACTGAAGTCAATCAATACAATCTGTCCACGTTTGTATCTTTGATATTTCATTTTCTTTTCTTGCATATAATTTATAATCCTCCTATCAATTTAAATTACATCGCTTTGGAAAGCGACGGCTCTTCCGATAACCCTAACTTGATTCAACTGCTCACCTGTAAGGATTATATCCTGATACTTTGGATTCTCAGGCTTCAAAATAACTAGATTCTGTTCACGATAGTAGAAGAATCTTTTTAGTGTAGCCTCATCATCAATGATCACTACAGCAATCGCTCCATTTTCTACTATGTCAGTTTTCTTCACAAAGACAATATCACCGTCATGGATCCTTGCATTTATCATACTGTCACCCTGACACTGTAAACAGAAATCAGCCTTGATATCAGTACCAATCATTATGTAACTTTCTCTGTCTTCATCCGCAAAGATAGGCTCACCACATGCCACTTTGCCTAGCATAGGAAGTTTAATCCTGTCTAGTTTATAGATGTTGTTACAATTGATTGCTTCTTCTTTGGTTTCTTTTTCCTCAATTAAATCTGACTTACTAACTCCTAGATAATCAGCAATTAATTGTACTTTGTCCATTCTAGGTAATCTAGAACCATTGCACCATGTTGAAATTGTAGATTTGTTAATTTTTAAATCATTAATAATGTCTGTCTGTGTGATTCCCTTGATTCTCATTAATTTATTTAAGTTATCAGCAAAAACAGATTTATACTTGTCATCTGACATGAAATTCACTCCTTTCTATATATAGTATACCACAATAAGAGTAACACAATACACTTTTTGTAGAATATTTTCTACTTTTTGTTGTAATCTACTAAAAGTAGAGTATAATAGTATTTGTAGAAAGGAGGACATATCAGTGAAGAAAAAGCGTAAAAGAAAAAGCAAGTACGAATTGCGTTTGACCCACATCGCACTTGCTACATCAATCATCAACCTTATTATTTCAATAATTAACTTGATAAAAGATATTATGAAATAACGGTTGGGGAGAGGTTCTTCCTCTCTCTGATTGATACTAACTTTTTGTTTCGCTGTTGTCAATATATATCAGAGACGAAAGGAGATAATATTATGCAAATTATGTTTGATACATTACAAATTGTACTAAATATCGTAGTTATTGTTTGTTTAATTGGCTTATTAAAGAAGTAGGAGGTAATACCGTTGGAAAAAATTAATATCACTTTAGAAGCAGCTAGAGTTAATGCAGGCTACACGCAAGAGCAAGCTGCTTCTAATTTAGGAGTTTCAAGATCTACTATAATTAACTGGGAAAACGGAAAAACAATTCCTGGAATTCCTTCAATGCATAAAATGTCACAATTATATGGAATCCCATTGGATTGTATTTTTTTACCTTGTTACTCTACTAATAGTAGAATTAAAATCAAGGAAGGAGAAACAAAATGAACGAAGTACAATTATTTAATTTTGAAAGTCATGAAGTAAGAAGTCTTTTGCTCAACAATGAGCCTTGGTTTGTTGGGAAAGATGTTGCGGAAGCATTGGGATATAGCAAGGCTAGAAATGCCATTGCAACCCATATTGATAGTGAAGATAAAAAGGACGCCCCAATTCAGGGCACCCTTGGCGGTGTTCAGGAAATGACTGTTATCAACGAATCAGGACTATACAGTTTAGTTCTCTCAAGCAAATTACCAAGTGCCAAGAAGTTTAAGAGATGGGTTACATCTGAGGTGTTGCCAGCATTAAGAAAAACAGGGCAGTACCAAGTGAAGGAACTAAGCGGACAGGAATTAATGGCTAAGGCATTAATTGAAGCACAGAGCGTTCTAGCTGCTAAAGACAAGCAGATTGAGGCAATGAAGCCTAAGGTGGTATTTGCTGATGCAGTAGCAACTAGCCACACATCAATCCTCGTTGGTGAACTTGCTAAGATCTTAAAGCAGAACGGAATTGAAATGGGTCAGAAGCGTTTATTTGCATGGCTCAGAGAAAAAGGATATCTGATCAAGCGCCAGGGTACTGATTACAACATGCCTACACAGAAAGCCATGGACTTAGGTCTATTTGAAATTAAGGAAGGCTCTTACGTCAACGGCTCAGGAGTGAATATCACAACTAAGACTCCAAAAGTCACTGGCAAGGGTCAGCAGTATTTCATTAATAAGTTCCTTCAATAGGAGGTGATCATCATGGATGAATGGAGTATCAGCGTTGAGGAAGTCATGCAGATTACTCATAAAAGCCGTGACTTCATCATTAACGCAATCCAACAAGGTGTAATGCCTGGGTCAGTAGTAAAACATGACTCAGGTAAAAGAAGTACTTACATTCCACGTAAGGCCTTCATGGATTACATGACAAAATTTTATAGAGCTCCTTCAGATAAGTTGATTGCTGCATTGGTAGAGGAGCTCACTAAAAGAAAGACAATTGAATAAATAGCTTAGTTGCTCGTAGGCACCTAAAGCCAAAGAAGGCAAATAATATTATTGTAGAATGTCTCGTTTTCATTTTTTTGGAAATACCCTTCGTATGTGTATCTTACATTGAATATATCAATCCTTTTTAAATAATTTGTCTGTTGATCAAATAAACGCTTTCTTTGGCGCTAAGTGCTTATGAGCACAAAAAAAGAACACACGACTGGCATCGTGTGCTCCACTCAATCTTGGAAAAGATTGATAAAAATCAGACAGTGATAAGTATATCACGGAAAGAGGAAATTATGAATAGTAAAAGAATCTTATTAATTGCATTTAATGCATTTGTTTTGGGAACAGTTATCTCAATGATCACATCAGGCACAAATTGGGATAGTACAGCTGTACATATCTCAAGTGCTTTCTCGTTAGGATTAAACATCTTATTTTTGGAATATATCGGATTAAAGGGGGATAAATAACATGATCAAACACACAAAGAATCCGTTCTTACACATTGAATTCAATGGTGATGAACGCTTAATCGCTGGGCAAGGAAACACATGGCAGTACTTATTACTCTTTGCTTACATCGTTAAAGCTGCAAAAGAAGGACGCTTCACTAATGGGTTTGACGATGAAGGAGAAGAAAAGGAATTCAATAGAATTCTAGATAAGGTATATGAGCGTCCAGGTGCTGCAATTAAGGCATTTTCACAATTAGGTGATGTAAATAGTTATGATGCAATCTCTAAGGCCTTAGAAGCATTAGATAACTTGTTTAAGGGGGATTACTTAGATGGAGAATAAGAAAGATATTCTAGAGAGCCTGTTTGAGACTCTCACTAGAACTAGAAAGTGGAAAGATGAAATAGCAGAAATGCTATATCACAAGGATAAGAATGGCAATGAAGAGGTCACTGTCAGACTTTATGAAGGTAATGCAGAAATGTTTATCGATGTCACAGGAGACAGCGGCATGGCTCTTATTAAAGATGTAATTGCAGCTTTAGAGGAAATGCGATGACTTCCTTCAAAGGATTATTCGACTGCATCTATGAAGAAATTCCAAAGACAAAAGAAGGGTGGCTATCACAAAGAAGGAAGGGAATCGGTGGTTCAGATGCTGGAATAATCGAAGGTGTCAACCGCTACACCACTCTTCACGAACTCTGGGAAGATAAGACAGGCAGACAGAAAAGACCTCAGGTCTCAAATCATGCCATTGAGATGGGAAACCGTCTAGAGCCTGTAATGTTCAACTTGTTTGAAGCACTCTATGGTGATGACTATGAAGTCATTGATACAAAGGATTACTCCTTATCTCGTGAGGATAAGGATTGGATGCGAGCCAACTTAGACGGCGCTCTTATTCGTAAGGAAGATGGATCAACAGGAATACTTGAAATAAAGTCAACCACTATTAATAAGTGGCAGTACTTCCAAGAAGAATGGGGCGATGATTCAATGCCTCAGACATATTACTGCCAGTGCTTGCACTATATGAACGTGACAGGTGCTGAGTTCGTTGTCTTATTCGCTATTGCTATGATGCCATGGTGCGACGAGACAAAAACTATCATTAGAAGAATTGAAAGAAGCGAGGTGCTTTTGGATTTAATGCAGCTAGAGGCTGATGAAGAAGCCTTCTGGAAAAAGCACATCGTGGAAGATATTGAACCAAATTTTCTATAGGAGGAAGAAAAAAGAATGAGATTTAAACAAGAAATTAAAGACCGTCTCTATGGCGGTCACATCGGAATCGAAACAGATAAGATTGATTTTGAGCTTCTCAAGGTCATGCTTGCTGATGATCACAAAAAGATTGCGGAAGGAAAGCCAGTAACTGAACTGGCATGGCCTTTTGGTGCAATTACAGCACTCACTGCAGTTAATGACAATGGTGAAGTATTCGCTGACAAGCAGATTGACATCAGATATGAACAGGTAAAGTTCAAGGATGCAATCATCGAAGAAGATACACAGCCTATTGATGCAGATGTCAATGAAGTTGCTGAGATGCCTGACCTAAGCATAGTTGATGTGGTTCCTTCAAAAGTTGAAGGGAATGCCGAGCAGTTTAAATTAGCAATCAAGTCATATCTTAAGCGTTATGACAAAATCGTTGTTACAGCTGACAACTGTAAAGAGGTATCTGACATTGTTTCAAAATTAAAGAAAGAAATGAACGAAGTCAATGAGAAGAAAAAGAAAGTTAAGAAGAAAGCAATGGAAGGCTACACTCTCTTTGAAAATGAAATGAAAGAAGTGTTAAAGATGTTTGAATCTTCTATCAAGGTGCTTTCTGATGATATTAAGCAGTTCACAGATAAAGAAGTAGCAGAGAATGAAATGATTGTAAGAAAACTCTGTAATAAGGCTCTTAATGATTATGTGCATAGAAATGATTTTGATGGATATTGTGCAACTAAAGTCTTCTCTATTGACCCACGCTGGAGTTCATTAAAGAAATTTATCAACAACAAGAAACCAACCAAAGCATTAGTAGATGCAATCAAAAATGAATGTGAAAGAACTAAAGAAACATATAAATCATACATGCAGCGTTGTGAGTCTCTAGATATCTACTTAGAGGCCAGATGTAAAGAAACTGATGTTGATCAGCAGATGATTGATGTGAGTGTCTACAAAGATAAGTTAAGAGACGGCTCTTTTGAGGACATTAAGCCACTTCTTGAAAGAAGATTTAGAGAAATAATCAATAGACGTGACGAACAGGAACATCAAAAGGAAGAAGAAGCCAAGAAGAAAGAAGTTAAGCAGCAAGAAAAGCCTGTAAATGCTTCTCCAGAAGAAAAAGAACCTCTAAAGATGCTGGTTGGTAAAATCGTAGGAACAAATGCTGCACTAAATGAATTAAAAACATCTCTAGACTACCTCAAAGCCAAATATGATGGCTGTTTCGATTATGATTTAAGATTCCCTAGAAAGAAAGAAGGTAAATAACAATGACAGTTAAAAACAGTTTAAGAAAAGACACAACAAACAAAGCTAGATTCAGTGCTTTTGTCGCAAGCCCAGCAGTACAGAGAAAAATCAATGATGTTGTTGGAGGAAAGAATGGAACACGCTTCATTGCTTCTATTACTTCTACAGTTGTCAATGATCCAAAGCTTCAGGAGTGCGAGCCTAATAGTATCATTACTGCTGCATTCCTTGGTGAAGCGCTCAACTTATCTCCTTCTCCTCAGTTAGGACAGTACTACTTTGTACCTTACAAGACTAAGAGAGGAACAGTAGCACAGTTCCAATTAGGTTATAAAGGCTACATTCAGCTAGCTATCAGAAGTGGACAGTATAGAAAATTAAATGTTATTTCGATTAAGGAAGGTGAATTAATCCGTTACGACCCTCTTAATGAAGAGATTGAAGTCAGATTAATTGATGACGAACTTGTAAGAGAGAACGCTAAGACAGTCGGCTATTATGCAATGTTTGAATATACAAATGGCTTCAGAAAAACAATGTACTGGTCGAAAGAGAAGATGGAAGCACATGCGCTTAAGTATTCTCAAGGATATGCATCAGACAAAAGAAAAGGCACTAACTGGACATTCTGGTCTAAAGACTTTGACGGAATGGCATACAAGACTATGCTCCGTCAGTTGATCAGTAAGTGGGGTATCATGTCAATTGATATGCAGAACGCTATTGATGCCGATATGGCAGTAATCAATAGTGACGGCACGAAAGAGTATGTTGATGCTCCTGTTACATTTGTAAACGATGAAGAACCACAGGCACATGAAGAAGCGCCTAAAGCAATCGCAAATGAAAGTTCAGCACCTAAAGCACCACAGCCACAGGAAGAAGCTGACAAGGTTCTAGAAGAGGCAATGGTCAATACTGATTTTGGCGATGCTGAATTCGGTGACTTTGATGATAATTTTGATTACGAACAGTTCTAATTAAAGAAAGGAAGACATGAGGGATGGATGAAAAAAGAAGATGGATCAAGTTATATATGATGGACTATGACGAAGTCTATCATGATTCAAAAATGCTACACCTTTGGATTGACATCCTTCTTCATGCCAATCCTGTTGATTACTACCATCATGGCGAGCTTATCAAAAGAGGCCAATGCATCTTGTCTCTAAGACAGGTATCAGAAAGATGTGGGATGGCAAAAAACACCATTACTAAATATCTTCATCTCTTAGAAGAGTGCGGAAAAATCAAATTAGATATATCTAGAAAAGGTACTCTTGTAACAGTTGAGAACTGGGATAAATATCAGAACCGTGTCTCACCTAGTGTCCTAAAAATAGGACAAGAAGTAGGACAAGAAGTAGGACAAGAGGTAGGACAAGAAGTAGGACAAGAGGTAGGACAAGAGGTAGGACAAGAGGTAGGACGTAATAAGAATAAAAGAATAAAAGAAATAAAGAATAAAAGAAGACTGTCTGTCAGTGACTCTGACTTGTCTGATTTAAAATCTTTTCTTATTGAAAATGACTTTGAAGAAGTTGCCGATGAAGTAATAGAAACATGCAAACTCTATGGACTTGAGAAAATAAGCAATCTAAAGAACTTTGCTTTAGCAGTAGCAAAAGAAAAGAAATGGTATCAGAAGAAAAAGAAACTTAAAAAAAGAGTAACTGAAGAGGATAAAGAAGAATTAAGACGATTGACGGAAGGACTAGGAGGAGATTTATAAATGGAACTAGTGAATAACAAGAAGTTAGAAGCAGTCGCTGACTTCCTATCAGATGATGAAGTCTTTGGAATCGCCCCATGTTCACATTTCAATAACTCTTTAAAAAGAGATAGGGTTGACGTGTCTTGTGACATTGGGGATTGTGACGGAGATTGTCCATTCTATTCAAAAGAGAATTTCCTCAAGTGGATTAAGGAGCCGAACAAGAAAAGGGAATTCGTGGACTTGAAAAAGCCAAAAATAGAAGATTTCAATAATGATTATTTTGAAGAGGAAAAAAGATATATAGAAGCATTGGAACAGTACTGCAATGATTTAGAGAACGTTCTTACGGACACTGAATATGATTTAGAAAGTTCTGAATGTGAAAATAGAGAGTTGCAAGATGTACTAAAAAAGATTAGAGGTGCTCTTGATGGAAAATATTAAACAAATAAATATCTATCTAGTAGATGGATCTAGATACGTAGTTATTCCTTCAGATGATAATTTAGCCAAATATGTAAAAGGTAATTTTTACGGAGGATATAACATTGGCATCTCAAAAAATGAAGCGAAATCAATTATTCATGAGTGGGTTTTCGGGGGTAGAAGACAACTAAGCCCTCAGGTTGCTGATGTTGGTATTACAGCAAGTAATATTATTTCCATAGAGCTTTTAGAACATGAAGAATGAATTACAGATTAAAGGAGTAATCATTATGAGTTATAGCATTGGCATTTATGTAAAAGTTGAAGGCTGCGATAAATTTGCAGAAATCGCATATCCCGAATATTCTTCTCCTAGTTATAACCTAGGCAGACTTTTTAGAAGTTGCATGGATTGGAACTTCAAAAGTGAAGAATATTATAGATGTGATTATGCAGTAGAGCGCTTAAACAAAGGAATTAAAGAATTAATGTATTGTCCTAAAGAGCATCTAAAATTGAATCCGACATTAAGCATGGGGTCGGTGGCTAGTTCACTTGATATATTAGGGTCAGTAAGAGAATGCATTTTAAAACAGGCTGAAAATATTCCACTAGAATGCATGTATATGAAATGGGAGTGATCAATATGAGTGAAAAGAATTTAAAAGAAATTACATATTCGGGCGAGTTTGTGAACGAATTAGAAAGCAAGATAGAATATTTAAAAGAAGAAAATGCATTAATCAAACGTAGATATACTGTTTTAGAATGTCAAAATCATTATCTTGAGTTATATGAGGAAGCGTTAAACCTAGCAATCACAAACGCTATTATTGTTGGTGGCTATGATTTTTGGGAAAGAGCTGCAATAGGATATGGCGTGCAAGAATTTTATAACAAGTGCATTCATAGAAACGCACCAAATCTTAATAAAGGTATTGTGGAATTCTATCTTTCGCTAATAGCAAACGCAAAAGCACAAAATAGTGAGGAAAAAGAAAATGTTAAATGCAGAAAGATTTAAAGAAGAAATAAATAAGCACAATAACGAATTTGGACTTACTGACAGCATTGCTGATTGTAAAACATTAGGATGTAGAAATTGCCGATTCTCACGTTTGAATAATTCTGATGATGAAATTATTCTTTGCAGCACTAGAAAAGTTAAATGGCTTTTGTCGGAATATAAAGAACCTATCAAGCTAACTAGATTTGAATATGATATTTTAAAATATCTATCAGACAACACAAAGTACATGTATATCGTTAGAGATGGTAATGGCAATATTTTTCTATATGATGAAGAACCCCAAAAAAGTGAGAGTGCTCCTTGGTGGACTGGTCGTGGCATGTGCCACACGAGCATGTTTAATAAGTTATTCCAATTCGTTCAATGGGAAGACAGTACTCCTACATCAATCAAAGAGGTTTTAAAAAAATGCGAGGTGGTTGAAGATGCTGAAGAATAAAGAAGAAAGAACCTCATTCTTAAGAAATGAGAAGAACTGGGAAGTTGAGTATTTAACACCTGACATTAAAATGTTGACTTTAAAATTAACACCTAAATTATATGTCAGAAAAATTCAAGTGATGGGTTTTAATAAATATTTTAAAAAAAGTGGATGGTATACGCAGTTTACTAAGTTCTTTTATCCTGATGATTTATATTATAGTCCTAATACTTCCGACACAGAATTATTGAAATATTTAACTGCACATAAAAATGATGATTACATTGAAGACTTAGAAGTGAAAGGAGACAAGTAAATATGACTAGATATACATCGGAACAGGTCCAGGAAATTGTAGAAGAAAAGGATGCTGAATATAAGAAGCTAGAAGAAGAGTATTCATATTTGAAAGAAGAACTAGAAGATTTAAAGGCTGAAAATGAAGATTTAGAAGATAGATGCGAAAGTTATGAAAAAGCAAACAAAACTATATTGTGCATCTATCATGAAGACTCAAAAAAGATGGATGATCTTCAGGAGTTTAACAATAAACTCATTAAAAGCTGCAAAAAGGCTAACAGGGATTTCTTTATCCTAGTAGCAGCTTATGTTGCTACACTAGTGCTAATGATTTACTTGTTTATCAGATAGGAGTGATATAGATGTTTTTATTGCAGGTATTAGAAAATGTATTTTCTGTGTTTGCTATCGTTATGCTGATTGTTGGCGTTCTTATTGTGGTATCTGTGATTGCAATTGCAGTTTTCGTTATTGTGTCGGTCGTTGCGAATGGCATAGAAGAAGATAAGGAGAATAATAACTTATGACAAGAAAAGACAAGGAGGAACACTATTAATGTTTAATCGTGCTTTATTAGTCGGAAGACTTACAAGAGACCCTGAACTAAGAAGAACAGGGAGTGGGAAGGCAGTCACTTCTTTCAACTTAGCAGTAGAAAGAAACTTCAAGAGCGATGATCAGGAAGCTGATTTTATCAACTGTGTATGCTGGGGGAAGATTGCAGAAAATACAGAACGTTACTGTTCTAAAGGTTCAATGGTTTCAGTAGATGGAAGAATCCAAACAAGAAACTATGAGAACAATCAAGGCCAAAAGGTATATGTCACTGAGGTGATTGCTGACTCTGTACAGTTCATTAGTACAAGAAATAACAATACAGCTACTGCTGCACCACAAGCACAAACACAAACTGACAGTTATGTGCATAATGAACCAATCCAGCAGTTTGAGGATGATAATTACGAATTAGAAGAGGATGACATTCAATTTTAAATGAGTAAATACAATTCAAGAAAAACCGCCATTGATGGTATTACTTTTGATTCTAAGAAGGAAGCAAAGAGATATCTTGAATTAAAGCAGATGGAAAAAGATGGATTAATTCATAATCTACAATTACAGGTACCTTTTGAGTTAATCCCTCCTTTTGAAATTGTGATTGATGGCAAAAAGAGAAAAAGAAGAAGGATGGAGTATATTGCTGACTTCGTCTATTACATCAATAACGTTAAAGTTGTGGAAGATGTCAAAGGCAGAAAAACAGAAGTATATAAGATTAAGAAAAAGATTTTTGAATATAAATTCAAAACAACGATAAAGGAGACGTAGAAAATGAAAGATATACAAATGTTAACATCAGAAGAAACAGCAGTTTTATTTGATATTTCAATGAAAACATTGAAAATGTGGCAAGAGATGGGAGTGCTATTGCCTATCAAAACAGAAAAAAATTACATGTATTCACAAAGTGCAATTGAAAGATTTCAAGAAAAGTATGAAGGATTTGATATGTCAACACCTGAAGGAGTTAATAAGGCATATAACACTCTTAATATAAGTGAGAAAAAAGATACTCTCAAAGAGATTAGTGAAAATACTAGGCTAGTAAAATTAAGCCGCTCCGAAATCGCAAATAACAAAAAAGAACTAAGAAAAAAGAAAATTTTAAAGCTTGTGAAAAAAAGAGAAAATGAAGGTGCATATTTCACAGGTAGTAATAAGGAATTAGAAAAACAACTCAACTGTTCGTGTACAACAGTTGTTAAGTGTATCAACGAACTAATTAGTGAAGGAAAATTATATAGAGATATTAATGTATATTGCAACACAAGAACTCTTTCAACAAAGCCGTTTAAATAATATTTAACACTACACAGGGCATTGAGTTCTCTATATTTAACTCATAAGAAAATTTAAAATAAGAAAATCTATATGGATTACTCTTAATAGATTTGTTTCTAAAAGCAAGATCCTCTCATGAACTTGATGCCCTAACATATTTTTCTATTCTAAAACCAACAAACAACAGCAGTGTCATGGCTTTGCTTCAATCTCATTCACCTTCTTTTGCAAAGAATAAGAGTATGAAGCGCTAATTTTGCTATCCAACTAAAGCTATGGTGTTGCTGGGAGAAGAGAAGACACAAATTGAAAACCAATAGGAAGAGTAAAGGACTGTTTTCTTCTTCTCCAGAAAGGAGGTTAATTTTTGTTTTTTATTTTATTTGTACTGGTGATAGTGATTTATTTATTTTTTATTTTTGAGTAATCAGGAGGATTCTTTATGACAATTGACGAGACAAGAACATTTCTAAAATCATATAAAAGCATGGCTAACAGGGTAGAGTATATCAACAATAAAATGATTAATGTTAAATCAATCAGATATGACGATTCTCAAAGATGTTCTTATGGCGAGCCTAAAACTCAAAATGATTACATCATCATGAAAGATGAATACTTGTCTCAGATGCAAGAAATAAAGGATTCTATTGAAAGATTGAGCAGTATGACATATAGAAACATACTGTTTTATCGATATATAGAGTGTTTGAGTGTATATGATATTGCTGAAATTATGGACTATTCTCCAGCAACAGTAAGAACGTATATACTCGATGCAGTTAAAGAATTATCAGTTATTATGTGAAAAAGTCCTAATTGTTAATGATTTGTAATAACAATAGTGTGGTATTATGTAAATACATAAGAGTCCATACAGAGATAGAGGCACATATAGCCTCTTTTTATTTTACCAGGAAGGAGAATAACAGATGAATGACATCAAGATAACGCAGAAGCCTATTGCTGATCTAATTCCTTATAGTCGCAATCCTAGAAGGAATGATGAAGCCGTTCCAATGGTGATGAACAGCATCAAGGAGTTTGGTTTTAAAGTTCCTATAGTTGTTGATAAGAATAATATCATCGTATGTGGTCATACAAGGTTTAAAGCAGCGCTAAAGCTAGGGCTTGAGACAGTTCCATGCATAGTAGCCGATGACCTCTCAGACGAGCAGATTAAGGCTTTTAGACTAGCAGATAACAAGGTATCAGAGAAAGCTGAATGGGATTTTGAAATCCTAAGCGGTGAACTTGATGACATTATCAATATAGACATGGATTCATTTGGGTTTGAGTCAATTGATTTTGAAGAACCTGAGGAAGATGATTCTGAAAAGGTTAATGAAAGAGAAAGAACAGGAAACGCATATAACCTTGATGAATATGATGAATTTAGAGCAATAGGATTTTATCAAATGCCTACACTTGAAAGAATTGACTATGTTCCGGATGATCTTGTTGGCTTCAATTATGTATTGAATTCTGATAGATATGAATCAGGTGTTCACTTCTATATTGATGACTACCAATTTGAAAGAATTTGGGCATCTCCTCAGATGTATGTTGATAAGCTGGCACAGTTTGACTGTATTCTTACTCCTGACTTTTCTCTTTACATGGATATGCCTATGGCCATGAAGATATGGAATGTATACAGGAGCCGTTTAATCGGTCAGATCTATCAGGACAGAGGGCTTAGAGTGATTCCTACTGTGTCATGGGCTGAACCAGAAACATTTACTTTTTGTTTTGATGGTATTCCTCCAAATAGTACAATTTCAGTTTCTACTATTGGAGTTAAGCGCAGCAAGGAAGCCACAAAGATATGGACACAGGGCATGGATGAAGCCATGAAGAGATTGAAGCCTAAGAATGTGCTTGTCTATGGTGGTGACATTGGCTATGACTTCAAGGGCGCTAATGTAAAATACTATGATAATCATGTAACAGAAAAAATGAAAAAATTAAAGAATATATAAATCATATATCGAAAGGAGCATAATATATATGGGTGGTAGAGGTGCATCAAGTGGAATAAGAAGAGGCAAAGCGAGCAATGCAAAATATAATGGCTTTAGCGTTACTGACAAAAATGGAAGAACAAGCCACTATAAGGTTATTAATGGAAAAGTTCTACCAGCTGTAGAGGCGGATGGGATTCATAATATGTTAAATGGCGTGGGCTCTAAAGACCCTGCACAGGCATTATATGATAAGGTCGGAAGCGTCGATGCCGTTATTAAGCGTGTGAACAAGATTGGAAAAGGTAAAGCTTCTGTTCTATCTGATAAAGCTATTGACAAAATGAATGCTGACTATCGAAAAAAGCGTGAAGAATTCGATAAAAGCGAGAGTGTAAGACACAGTAAAAAAGGCGTTAATAGACACAGATCATACTGGTCGGCAATGTAATGTTAAAGGCACTCGAAAGGTTTAAGATGACATTGGCATACTGAGGCATACTATCTTAAACGCAGAGATATCAAATATAAATTCAATAAAGTACTAGAAAAAATAAAAGGAAGTATAAAAAAATGGGTGGTAGAGGTGCATCAAGTGGAATAAGCAAAAAGAGAAATGTATACGGATCACAATTTCATGCTGTAAAAGATTCTAATGGTAAAGCACTTGTAAGTGGGAATGTTAAATTTATTCAATCGAATTCAAGAGATTCCGAAAGTCTTCTGGAAACAATGACAAAAGGAAGGGTATATGCGCTTACTGGTGGAGATGATTTAATAAAAATTGTATATTTCGACAAAGAAAACAAGCATGTCAAAGAAATAAATTTTGGACATAAACATGCGGGCTTGGACCCTCATGTACATCACGGATATTTTCATAATGAGAATGATGGCAAAAAAGGTGCGACTAGATTAACTAAGGAAGAAAAGAAAATGGTTGAAAGCGTTAAAAAAGTATGGCATGATTACCTTAGCAGAAGATAGTTTAGGCTGGCAGAACAGGTTGATAGACAAGGCATCGGTTCGATTCCGGTTGACTGCTAAGATTTAGGAGCTCTTTAAGGGCTCCTTTTTATAAAATCGAATCTAAAGATTTAGAAGTATAAGAGAAGGCAATCCGTCAAGGGTTGCTTTTTTGTTATTGAAAATGTGTGAATTTAAAATAAATTTAGCAAGTAAAAAATCAATAAACAAAAAGGCAGGTGATAGCAATGGCAAAAAGTGAGTTCGCAAACATGACACCAGAAGAAAGAAGAGAGAACGGCCGTAAAGGCGGACTTGCATCTGTCAAGGCAAGAAGAGAAAAGAAGGCAATGAAAGATAATCTTGCATCGCTTCTTTCCATGTCTCTCAAATCCGGTAAGATAGCCGATGTGGACACAATAAAGAACTTTGCAGCTTTAAATGGCAAGAATGTGACTGTACAGGATGCAATACTCATTAAACAGGTTCAGAAGGCAATGAAGGGCGACACTAAGGCAGCGGAATTCATTAGAGACTTGAGCGGTAATAAGCCTGGCAGTAGTCTTGACATCAAGTCAAATGGACAGATAGTAATTATAGATGACATCGAATAAAGCAAAGCTTTCTGATATTATAGGCCCAGCGTTCTATGATCTTCATAAATATGTTAAGACCAATGCATATACACACTACTGGCTCAAAGGTGGACGTGGTTCCTTAAAATCTTCTTTCATTGGCACAGAGATTCCTCTAGGAATTATGAGAGATGCGAAACGTGGTGTAATGAGTAATGCCGTTGTTATCAGACGTGTAAAGGACACTTTAAGGGGTTCAGTCTATGAACAGATCAAGTGGGGCATATTCATGCTGAAGGCTGAAGAAGATTGGGATATACCTGAATCTAAGCTGCAGATGACATACAGACCGACAGGACAACAGATAATATTCAAAGGTGCTGACAATCCTAAGAAGTTGAAATCTATCAAGGTGTTTGTCGGCTATGTTAAATACGTATGGTATGAAGAATGTGACGAATTCGAAACATATGACAAGATAACCAATATTAATCAGTCACTTTTACGTGGTGGACATGAGTATTGTGTCTTTTATTCTTTTAACCCTCCTGAATCGCAAAGAAATTGGTGCAACAGGCAAGTTCTAGTTAAGAGGGATGATACATATGTCTCTCACACAACTTACTTACAGGCGCCACCTCAGTGGCTTGGGGAGCAGTTTCTAATAGAAGCCAATCACATGAAGGAGACAAAGCCTGATAAGTATAAGCATGACTATCTAGGTGAGGTAACCGGTACAGGTAGTGAGGTTTTTACAAATCTTGATATACGAGAGATAACTGACGAGGAAATACAGGTATTTGATAGATTAAAAAACGGACTAGACTTTGGTTATGCTGGTGACCCATTAGCATATGTCAAAGCAAACTATGACAAGACGCGCAGGCGTCTTTTTATTTTTGGCGAAGTATACGGCACTAGACTATCAAATGCCAAGGCCGTCAAACTCATAAAAGAGATTAACCCACTCAATAAGCTAGTCACTGCTGATTCAGCTGAACCAAGAACTATTAATGAATTCAAGTTATTAGGTCTCAATATCATCGGTGCAAAGAAAGGCGCTGACAGTGTAGACAATGGAATAAAGTTCCTTCAGGACCTAGATAAGATAATTATAGATCCTATTAGATGCCCCAATGCTGCACGTGAATTCAATGACTATGAAATTGAAATGGATAGAGACGGCAACCTTAGAGGGGACTTCCCCGACAGGAATAACCACACGATAGATGCGGTTAGATATGCTATAGAAAATGAAATCCTTATGAAGAAGGCAAGAGCAGGAAAGAGGAGATTTTAAAAGATGTATTATACTTTCACGATTCCACGAGAAAAATTTGATGAAACAAACATAGACAGAAGCATGATCCTTCGTCTTATTGGAAAGCATTATAGTAAACGTGCTCCTGAGATATTGAAGAATGTTGGCTATTACTTTGGTAAGCACGCCATCATGAACAGGGAAAAGAAGTTCAAGAACCAGCCGAACAATAAGATCATGGTAAACCATGCTAAAGATATATCAGATACAGCAACGGGCTATTTTCTTTCAAACCCTATCACATTCAAGAAGAATACAGAAGACGGCAATATTGACAAGCTGACAGGTGCTTTCATTGATGCTGAAACAGATGATACAGATTCATGTAATGCTATCAATATGTCACGTGCTGGTGTCGCTTATGAGTATGTCTATTTATGTGAGCATGAAAGCAAGCTGATGACCAAGACACTTGACCCATTGTCAACATTCAAGGTTTTCGATTCCTCAATTGAACAGCATGAACTATTCAGCGTTTATTATTCAATTGAAAAAGATGATTCTACTGACAGGTTCAATATCACTGCGACGGTTACAAGTGAGAACTATGTCACAAGAATCGGAATTGTATGCAATGAAGAATTTGAAAAAGGCGAGTTTTCAGAACTAGGTGAGCCTTATCCACATTTCTTAGGTGAGGACCCTATCATTGAGTATAGAAACAACATGGACTGCATTGGAGACTATGAACAGCAGATTTCTCTTATCGATGCATACAATACATTATGCTCTGACAGAATCAACGATAAGGAGCAGTTCATTGACGCGGTGCTTGTTGTTTATGGTGCTCTTTTAGGTGATGACGATGAAGAAGCAACAAAAGCGCTCCAGGCTATCCGTAAGAATGGTGTTATGGAACTTCCTAGTGATGCACGCTCTGAATATCTGACTAGAACATTTGACGAGAATGCGGTGGAAACGCTCAAGCGTTCAATAAAGGAAGATATCTATTCACTTTCTCATGTTCCTAATCTGACAGATGAAAACTTTGCTGGCAACAGTTCAGGCATTGCGATTCAGTACAAGCTTCTAGCACTTGAGACCCTCACCAAGACAAAAGAGAGATATTACAAGAAAGGGCTTAAGAAGCGTATAAGAATGTTCTGTACTTATCTCAATCTAAAAGCGATTGCTGCTGATCAGTCAATGATTGAGCCTGTATTTACAAGAGGACTCCCACAGAACCGTCTTGAATTATCACAGATCATTGCGAACCTTAAAGGTGTTGTATCAACTAAGACACTTCTTGCACTCCTTGACTTTGTTTCAAATGTCGATGATGAAATGAAGGAAGTCAAGAAAGAACAACAGGAAGCACTTGAAACACAGAAGCAGTTATTTGATACCGAAAATCAGAATACTCCTCCAGAAGATGAAGAAGAAACAGAGGCGCATGAGAACGATGATAATGATGATGACAAAGACAAGGAATAATAGTGCTCTGTTATGACTAATATTAAAAACATAAAGTACTGGGAGATGCGAGAAGCAAGGAACATGTACAAGGATATGCAGTTAGCTGAGGACTGCGCCAAAGAGTTGAGCGTAATCTATAGCAAGGCTGCAATCTACACTACCAAACAGATTGAGGGAATATTCAATAGATTCGCTTCAAAGCACCATCTAACAAGAGACGAGGCTATTAATCTTCTTTCAGAGGCTGACAGTAAAGATTTCGAAAAACTGCTTGAAGCATACAAGAATAAGACGGGTGCCCAAAAAAGAGAGGTACTAGCAGAATTGGAAGCCCCAGCATATAAGACTCGTATGAAGAGGCTTGATGATATTGATAAGTCAATAAACAGGCTAATCAATGCGGTTGCATCCAAAGAAAGAGATGCAATAGACAAGACAATGCGAAAGGTCTATGAAAGCAGTTATCACCATGCAGTATATGAAGCTGCAAGAATGAGTGGCCTAGATCTTCAGACAGGTCCCATTGATGAAGGCGCTCTTGAAACCATTCTGAAAAAGAAATGGTCAGGACAGAATTATTCAGAAAGAGTATGGAACAATACTCAGAAGGTCGCTGATGCGCTAAAAGAGGAGTTCATGATAGGAGCACTCACAGGAAAGACAGAGAAGGAAATGACCGACTCAATCAACGAACAGTTCCTATCAGGTAGAAATAAAGCTAGAAGACTTGTAAGAACCGAATCATCATACATTCACAATGAGGCGCACTTCCAGGCTTACAAGGATTACGGCATAGAGGAGTATAGATTTGTTGCAACACTAGACCTTAGAACCTCCCAAATTTGCCGTGAGAGAGACGGAAGTGTATACAGGGTGAATGATAAGAAGATAGGTGTAAACGCCCCTCCAATGCACCCATGGTGCCGTTCTACAACTATTATGAATCTTGACGATGAAACTATGCATAATCTAGAAAGATTTGCTAGAGACCCTGTCACAGGTGAAAGAATGAAAGTTCCAGCGGACGAGACTTATAAAGAGTGGTATCAGAGAATGGTTGAAAAGCATGGTGCTGAAGCGATTAATACGGTTGGGAAGTCAACTAAGAATTATTCTAGTGATAAGAAGCAGTATAAAGAATATGCCAATTTATTAGGAAAAGAAAATGTGCCTTTATCACTATCAGAATTCCAAAATTTGAAGTATAATGATGGTGATAAATTTAATGATTTAAAGTTAAATTATAAAGACCGCAAATTACAAAAAGAAATTGTTGAATCTTATAATTTAACGTTGCGTGAAGGGCAACAAGGGAAGCATATTTTAGGACATAACAATTATAGAGAAGGTAAAAGCTATATTGCTGATGCTTCAATGGAAGAAATACAAAAATGTATTTTGAAACATGCGGGAAAAGGTACTATAAATCGTGATAAAAATGGTAATTGGGATAACACTGAATCTATTATTGATGATACAATTACTGGATATGTGTTCAGTATCGATAAAACTTGGATAGCAACAAATAAGTTTAAAATACATTATAGCAAAGAAAAAGGAACTCACATGGTTCCTACATTAAAGGGAGTGAAGAAAAAATGACCGAAAGAGAGTTATATAATAGTTTAGGTCAAGAGGTTAAAGTATTCTGTAAGGATGGACAAATTTTGGAGGGTATTGTAGAAGGATTTGATAATTCTATTGATAATGCTCCTAGAGAAGCATCAATTGATATAAAAATGAAAAATAGATTTCATTGCATTGTGATTTATGCTGATGAAATAGAAAAAATAGAGTTAACCGACAAATAGTCATTTTTTCTTTTATACAATCTCAAGGAAGGAGCACAGCATGGCAAGAGATGATTATCATGTAATTGTTTATCAGATTCTATCCTACCTGTATATGCAGCTAAAGCAAGGAAAGGATATTGATGCATCACTCATAAGACATGACAGTAAATATCTGCAGATCAACAGAAAGTACTGGACTTATGTCATTGTGAATCTGTTGAATGAGGGATATATCAGTGGGATAGTAATTGACCGGGATATAGACGAAAACGTAGAAATATACAACCTTGATAAATGTGAGATTACACCCAAAGGAATAGAATACCTTACTGATAATTCAACTATTGAAAAAGCCAAGAGATTTATGAAAGACTTGAAAGACATATTACCGTTCGTATAAGCCGACTATCTAGTCGGTTTTTATTTTGCCCAATTTCAAGAAAGGAGAACCATATGGCTGAAGGATTGAAACCACATCATCACCAGTACTTTGAGTATGACTGTAAAAGTCATTTTGACAGCCGTAGGCACGTCATTGTTAAGAAGGTGACATATATGTGCATGATATGCGGAAAACTCTCACACGAGACATATGAAGAGTACTGTCCGCCTCCCAAGGAAAGAAAACCTAAAGCATTGATGAAATACAGAAGCAGACAGAAGAGCGATTGATGTTCTTCTTTTTTTCTGTCTGTCCATAACGTGCATATGACATTAAAAGGTGCATGGATATAACAGTCATACGGACTATAAACGGAGGAATTAAAGTATGGAATACATTAAGAATATGATGCCTTTGAACCTTCAGCTTTTTGCGGAAGAAGGGGAAGAGGGGGAAGATGATACAGGCGATGAAGGGAATCCCGATAATGCGCAGTCAGGTGAACCGGAAGATGATAAAGCCAAAGTAACAACCCTCACAGAAGACGATGTGGACAGAATTGTCCAGAAGAGACTTGCCCGTGCAAGAAAGAAGTGGGATAAGGATCATACGGAAGCCGAAAGGCTTCAAAAGATGACAGATGATGAAAAGAAGCAGTATGAGGAAGATAAGAGAAAAGAAGATCTTGACAATAGAGAAGCAGCAATTACTCGTAGAGAACTGACTGCAGTTGCCAAGGAACAGCTTAATGCTGCAGGAGTACCAGCAGACATGGCTGACTTCATTGACTACACTGATGCTGATTCCGTAAATGAATCTGTCAAGAGACTCTCTAAAGCATTCAAGGGAGCAGTTCAGCAGTCCGTTGATGAACGATTAAAAGGGAAAGCACCTTTAGACAAGGCAAAAAACAATGTATTGACTGCTGAAGAAGAGAATGCAAGAAAGGCATTCGCGAATGCACTTAAATTTTAGAAAAGAGGTATAGAACATGGCAATTAACACATTACAGTATTCAACTATTTTTCAGACTGAACTAGATAAACAGATGGAGCATCTCACTCTTACATCATGGATGGATGCCAATGCCGGACAGATTAAGTATGACGGTGGTGCAGAGGTAAAAATCCCTAAGATGTCATTAGTGGGCTTAGGAGACTATAACAGAGATGAAGGATATAAACAGGGTGCTGTTACTCTTGAATATGAAACATTCAAAATGACACAGGACCGTGGAAGAAAGTTCCTTCTTGATGCAATGGATGTAAATGAAACTAACTTTGTGGCATCTGCTGGCACTGTCATGGGAGAATTCCAGCGTTTACATGTTGCCCCTGAAGTAGATGCTTACCGTATTTCTAAGGTTGTTTCTGATGTTACAACGAAGAAATCAGCCAACATCCTAACAACTGTATTGACTGAACAGAATATTCTTTCTGAATTAGAAAAGGCAGCGGATACTATCCGTGATAAAGGATATCAGGGTGAGATCATCTGTCATATTACATATGATACTTTAAGATTATTAAAGGAAAAGATGGTAAACAGCAACCTTACATCAGGTAAATTAACTATTGGAAATATCACATTAGACATCTATAAGCTTGATGAAATCACATTCATTCCTACACCAAAGAACAGAATGTATTCAGCTATCAAGGTTGATGCTGGAGCAACAAAAGACGCAGGTGGATATACAAAAGGTGAAACTGCTAAGAATGTAAACTTCTTAATGGCGCCAATCAATAGTGTTATCGGCGTTACTAAACAGGACAAGACAAGAGTATTTGACCCTGATACTAACCAGGATGCAAATGCTTGGCAGATTGACTATAGAAGATATCATGACTGCTGGGAAAAGGACAACATGCTTGACCTAATCATTGCTAACGTCTCAGCTGATGCATAATGATCATTGTAAAAAGAATCAACGTTGAAAGAGTCATCCACGAGGATGACCTTCAGCGTTATACCGAACAGGGATATCTAGTCATTGAAGACAAGAAGAATGATGCAGATACTCCTGTAGAAAACAATGAAGTGACGGACCTCAACGATATGACTGTTGACCAGTTAAAGACTATTGCAAAGGAAAAGGGCGTTAGCGGATATTCTAGTCTTGTTAAAAAGGAATTGGTCGCAGTTCTCACTAAGATGCAGGAGGAGTAATCTATGGATCTAGTTGAGATTGTTGCTGAAAGAACAGGAACGAGTCAGGGGCGTGCAAAAATCTATGTTGAAATGGCAAAACAGCGTGCTCTTGCACATACAAACCGCACTGTATACATCACTGCAATGGATTTCTGTGTGGCTGATCTAGCATGTGCCATGTACTTTAGAGAGGGCATGGTCGGAGAATCATCACATTCAGAAGGTGGCATCACATCTACTTTTCAGTCTTCCACTTATGAAGATATTCTCTCAACTCTCAACAACCTGAGACTGATTCGTGCAGGAGGAATTGTTCACGAAAAGAAGCCGGAGGAGAACCAATGAGACTTTCAGCGCTTAAGAACTATCATGTCTTTGAGCCTGTCATCGAAAAAGATGGTGAAGGTGTCACTACTGAAAAGTGGATCAAGAGAAAAACAATGCTTCTTGAGATATGGCCTGCATCCGGTAAGTTACAGGCTGAAATGTATGGGGAAAGATTGAACTACATTCTTAATATGATTCTTCCTAAGAATAAGGATGATGATTTCAGACCCACAGAAAAATGGGGCGTGAATGTCTATAATCAGTCAATCGATGAACCGGATTACAGAATCATCAGCATGAAGGAGTATAACAGACACTATCTCTATGAACTGGAGAAGATTATTAAATGAGTCTCAACGGTGCTAATGAATTATTTAGAAAGCTTCGTGCTATAGATGCAGTTCTTGAGAATCCTGAACAGGTTCTCGGAAAGGCTGCAGAAACCATAAGAAGTGGGTGCGTGCTAGAATGTCCGGTTGAAGAGAAGAATGGCGGTGAATTAAGAAACTCTATTAAGACAAGAGTTGAAGGTGACAAGGGATATGTTTATACAAATAAGGCATATGCCCAATATGTTGAATTCGGAACAGGCCGAAAAGGTGCTGCAGACCACTCCGGAATATCTCCATACGCACATCCTTCTTACACTATGGAACCTTGGTGGATTCCTGAAGATAAGCTATCTGAGGGTGCGATAGAGAACTATCATTGGGTAGTTATCGAGGTTGATGGCAAGAGATATTACAGGTCGGATGGACAGCCTGCACAGCCATTCATGTACCAGGGAGCAAAGAAGACTGAAAAGAAAGCAGTGAAGGATGCTGGTATTGTAATCAGCCAGTTAATCGAAAAGGATTAAAAGCATATGATCAACATTAAAGATAAAGTATATAAGGCTCTGACAGATGAAGGCCTTGAAGTCACTGATATCTATCCTAAGGACTGGGCTAAGCTTCCAGCAGTTCAGTATGTCGAGGAAGATAACAGCGTGGCAGAATGGACGGATGACAAGGAGCAGATATCACATGTCCTTTACAGAATTGAAATCTGGGATACTAAGAGTACATCAGGTACAGCCTTGAAAGTTGATAAGGCATTATCGGCAATGGGGCTCAAGAGAGTATCATGCAGAGATATTGATGATGCATCAGGACTTAGACACAAGAAAATGAGTTATGAAGCATATTATGATAGTGATTACATCTATCATGGTATGTAACTGATAAGGAGGAATTATATAATGCTAGCAAATGGCGCTAAATTATCTTATGACAAGACAAACAAGGGGACTTCTTATACTGACCTTCCAGGTTTGAAGAAGATTCCTGACATGGGAATTGAAAAAGAAAAAGTTGAAAACTCTTCACTTGATGATGAAGTTAAAGTATATGAGTTTGGTATTGGAGACCCTGGAGACCTTGAATATACATTCAAGTATGACAACAGCAAAGCAACATCTTCATATAGATTAATGAGGGAACTAGAAAAATCAGGAGCTACCGCAATGTTCAAGGAAACATTGAAGGACGGCACTACAACTACATTCTCAGGACAGGTCACTGTTAAAAGAGCAGGCGGTGGTGTCAATGATGCTATTGAATTCACTGTTGCAATCGCATTACAATCTGAACTCAATGTTGCTGATCCAGGAGAAGCAGTAGCGCATTCTGATGAAACTGCATCTGAAGCAGTAGCGCATTCTGATGAAACTGCATCTGAAGCAGTAGCAGAATAGAAAGGAAGATATAGATAAATGGCAGAAAAAGCAAAAAGAAAACCGTTCATCCTTTGGAAGATTGGCGAAGAAGAATACAAATTAAAACTAACAACAGGAGAAATCTCAAGACTAGAACAGATGTATGGTGGAAGTCTTATCAATCTTCTCAATACAGAAACAGGCATGACACCATTATGCACTATGCTGGACATCGTTCATGGTGGTCTTCAGAAATTCAACAGTAACATCGACAGAAACGATGTAAATGATATGTTTGACAGATACATCGATGAAGGAGGCTCACAGACTGAGTTCCTCAGTGATATTCTAATTCCATTGTTCCAGGTATCGGGTTTTTTCTCTGGGGCTCTCGAAACGAAAATGGAAAAGGAAATGGCGGAAGCCAAGAAGAATCTCTAGAAGATATCCTGATTACAGATTACATATACAAGGCGGTCTATGATCCAGCGCTTGATGCTGGAGTAGACCCCTTTTCATTTTGGAATTATTCGTTAGATGAGCTATTCGATATTATTTCAGCATATGAAAGAAAGAAAAAAGAAATGGTGCGACAGGAAGCGATATCTCTTCAGATACAGGCCCTTCAGATAAGGGATTGTATTTCTGCTGTCCTTAATGGCAAGGATGATTCATTCACTCCTACACAATTGTGGGACTTCTATCCTTCACTTTTTGAAGAGGATAGGAAAGAGTTTGAAAAAGAGAAGGAAAGAAAAGAGGTCGCAAGCGCTAGATCTTCTCGTATTGCCTTCAGTAGAAGACATAATGAAGCATTAAGAAAAAGAAAGGCGGTGATGCAGAATGACGGTAGAGGAACTGCAGATAATAATATCTGCTCAGACGAAATCAGCGAAATCAGAACTGAACAGCGTGAAGAATGAAGTCACCAGCCTAAAGAATCATGTTGATAAGGTCACAGGATCAATTGGCAATTCATTCAAGAGTATTCGCAATATTGTGGCGGGTCTTGGTATTGCTTCTCTGATTAAATCAACGATATTAGGTAATATTGATGCTGCAATCAAGAGAGTTGATACTCTTAGCAATTATAGCCGAGTGATGTCGAATCTAGGCGCTGACAGCGTTCAAGCGAATGCATCTGTACAGAAACTAAGCAATAAGCTTATTGGACTTCCAACAACCCTAGATGATGCATCGGGCGCAGTACAGAGATTCACATCAGTAAATGGTAACATCTCTAGATCAACTGATATGTTCCTTGCACTTAATAATGCTATTCTAGCAGGCGGTGCAAGTTCTGAGATACAGAAATCAGCCTTAGAACAGTTGTCACAGTCATACGCCAAAGGCAAACCGGATATGTTCGAATGGCGTTCGGCAATGACTGCAATGCCTGCACAGATGAAACAGGTAGCTGAAGCAATGGGCTTTGTTAATGCTTCCGCACTGGGTGAGGCATTAAGAAATGGAAGGGTATCTATGGATCAGTTCATGAATACTCTTATGCAGCTAAATACTCAGGGCATTAACGGCTATCAGTCATTTGAGGAACAGGCCAAAAATGCGACAGGTGGAATTGCTACATCAATCGCCAATATGAGAACTGCTATTGTTAGAGGTATGTCAGATGTAATGAATACAATTGGACAGTCTAATATTGCAGGATTCTTTACCAATATCGCAAAGGCGATTAATTCATGCATCCCGTATGTTGTCGCATTCACTAAGGTTGTGATGACTGCTGTTGGTTATCTGACGGCATTGTTTGGCGGTAAGTCAAAGAAGTTGAGTTCTTCCTTTGGTGGTGTGTCCAATAACGCTAAGAAGGCAGCAGGAAACACAGGGGCTCTTGCTAAAAGTATGAATAGTGCTTCCGATAGTTCACAGAAGCTTTCTAAAGGTGCAGGTGGAACAGGAAGCGGATTAAAAAAGGCAGCAGGTAATGCTTCCAAGCTCAAGAAGGAATTGAAAGGAGCTCTTGCTGGATTCGATGCAATCAATAACATCAATTCAAGCAATAGTTCAAGTGATCCATCTTCAGGTGGCTCAGGCGGTTCGGGTGGTTCCGGCGGTGGTGATATCGGTGGATTCAGCATGGATGACAGCGGAGCGGAAGAACAGAAAGGGCTTCTTGAACAAGTAGATAAGCAGTTAGAAGAAATCAAGAAGAAGGTTGCTGAATTCTTCGAGCCTCTAAAGCAGTCATGGGATAAGTTCGGTGCACCGATGATTGCAGCTGCAGTATATGCATTTAATGGTGTCAAGAACCTTCTCATGGAAATCGGCAAGTCAATGTACACAGTGTGGGAAAACGGCACAGGTGCTAAGACTATTGAACTGATTCTGAAGATATTTACTAACATCTTCAAAATAATTGGTAACATCTCTCAAGGGTTGGCCGATGCATGGAATAGTTTCGGTCTAGGCGATTTAATCATCCAACGTCTATGGAATATCTTTAACTCTATATTGAAGATTATCAATGAGATTCTGAAAATAGTGAGAGATATTACTAAAGCGATTAACTGGACTGCTGTATTAGTTGCAGTGTATGGGGTTCTTAGTATCATTGATGGATTATTCTCTTTCATAGCAGATAATGTAGGCCTTATTCTTAGCATTCTTTCAGCTATTGCAGGATTATCATTATTCTCTACTCTTGCTGGTATTCTTGGCACTGTTATCACACAGATACAGCTTGCGGTTGGAATTTTTGCTGGATGGACATCACTTGCAACTGCATTGAGCGGTGCATTTGGAATTCTTCCACAGATATTCGCATCTATTGTAATGGCTGTGAACCCTGTAACTGTCATCATTGGGGTAGTTATTGCTACAGTGGTAGACTTATGGCAGAAAAGCAAGAGCTTCAGAGATGACATAGTAAGTATTCTAGGAAATATCGCTACTATTGTTCAGAAGGTATTTCTAAATATTGTGGCACCTATCATTGATACAGTTGGTAAAATCATCATGGATTTTGTGGGCGATGTTCTCAAGCCGTTGTGGAACGCATGGGAGAATGTATTCCAGAGCATAATGGGGTTGGTAAGTGATTTCTTAAAGTTCGTCACACCAATCTTCAGCACAATTCTTGATATTCTAGGACCTGTATTTAAATTAGCCTTAACGATATTAAGAGGTGTATTTGATATGGTATTTGCTGCAATCAGAGGAATTATTGAACTCGCAGGCAAAACGATCTGTGAAAGAGTCAACAATATCAGAGATTTTTTCCGTAATCTAGGTGAATGGATGGAAGGAACTTTCGGTTTCAAATGGAAGAATGTGTTTGAAACGGTTAAGAATGTCGTCAAGGTGTTCAGAGACTTCATGGGTCCTATTATTAATTCGTTGGAAGTTATTTTCTTGGGACTTACTAGCTTTATCAGTGGTGTATTCTCAAACAACTGGAGAAGAGCGTGGTTTGGTGTCAGACAGATTTTTGAGGGTATTGTTTCCGGATTAGAACACATCTTCAAGGCTCCATTGAATTTCATGATTGATGGAATTAACAAATTCTTAAGTGGTATCGGCAAGATAAAGATTCCTGACTGGGTTCCTGGTGTCGGTGGAAAAGGATTCTCAATTCCTAGGATTCCTAGACTCGCAAAAGGTGGTATCGTAAGTGCATCCACTATCGCCAATATTGGTGAAGCAGGAACAGAAGCAGTAATACCATTACAGAGAAACACACAGGGACTTGATATGATTGCTGAAAAGATTTCAGAAAGATTATCACTTCCTCAGAATGATGGCACAGGTGCTACCTACGTCATTAAGTTAGTGCTTGATGATGGCAGAGTGATCACTAAGATGGTGATTGATAACATCAAAGATTATGAAGCACGCACAGGAAAGCCAGTATTTGACTATTAGGAGGTGGAATAAATGGCAGATGAAGCAAAAATAAAGATAAATGGGACACTTATTCCGACTCCTTCAGAGATTAGCGTAGAAATCAATGATTTAGATTCTGATAGTGTCAGACCTGTTTCAACAGGCATCTTAAGAAGAAATAGAATACGTTCTAATATGCTTAAAATCACATGTACATATAAACTGAATACATTCACAGATGTAATGAATATTCTGAAGGTACTCACTCCGGCAGAGTTCACGGCAGAACTCTACATTCCTGATCATGGTATCAGAGGAACCAAGAAGATGTATGCTTCAAATAAGAAATACAATTATAAGAGAGTACAGTCTGGTCTAAAGGCAGATTCATTCTCTTTCTCTCTGATTGAGGTGTGATCATATGCTTATTAAATATGGGAATAAAGATGTAACAGACAGACTTCTTGACTATAAGATGTCTGTCTCTTTCGCTGACTGCCGTATGATAGGCAACGTGCCATCAATTGAACTGACAATGAAGTTCGATAACTATGACGGCATTCTTGACAATATCGACATCAGCAAGTACTGGGAAGTCAAGGAGAATGATGCATCTGATACAAGATACTTCAAGGTGTATGATCAGCCGGAGAAGTACACCAAGGAACTCACTCTCAAGATGTATGACAATAACTATTCTCTTGATACAGCATACGATACTAAACTATCATATCCAGTAACGATAAAAGACCAGCTAGACGAGATTGAAAGTCTGACTGGTCTTTCTATTATTCGTGAAGGAATACCGCAGTACGTTCTTGATAAGAGCGTATCATGGTACGATAACACGATTGTAATAAGAGACTATCTCGGATGGATTGCTGAACTGTTTGCAGCAAATGTCTATGCAGAGGGGATTGATTCTATTAGGTTTGTTCCTATTGAAAAGACTGCCTTTGCTGCTACACAGGATTTAACAGATTATGAAAAGAATGAAGTGTATACACTCACAAGAGTATATGCTGAAAATGGTCTCAATCCTCTTTCTAAAGGCGACGAGACAGGAAATACGCTGTTTATTGATTCAGCTAATCTATATGCAGATGAACAGAGCATTATAGACAGCATCTATGACAGACTTAAAGGATTGACTTTCAACCAGGTGAAGAATGTCACGATGATATCAATTGATAACCTTCTTCCTGGGGCTCTTGTCAATTATAACAGTAATGAATTCACTTTCTTTGTATCGGATCTAACTGTCAGTTACAAAGGTGGACAGTTCTCTATGTCTACGGTTGACGGCAGTGTGACAACAAAGAATGAAGAAAAGACAGTAAATCGTGTATCTAATACAACACGAATCAGAAAGCTGCAGGTCAAACAGGACCAGGAATCATTGAAACTAGATATTATTGCTAAGGAACAGGAAGGCATCAATGACAAGATGGCTCAATTGAGTCTATCTAATGAGAAGATATCACTGAGGGTTTCAGAAGTTGAAGAAAAGGCTGGAGAAGCACTCAAACAGGCACAGGGCTCTGTTAAAAAGTTCATATGTGAGTATGCTAGTTCAAATGATGGAGTTACACCTCCTGAAACAGGATGGTCAGAGACTTCACCAACATGGCGTCCAGGATTCTATATATGGCAGAGAACAGCTACGACGATCAACAATACTGTCACATACAGTACACCAGTATGCATCACAGGCGCTAAAGGCGAGGATTCAATATTATTGTGTATAGAATCATCGAATGGCACGACATTCAAGAACAGTGATGTGGCAACTATATTCACAGTAAATATCTATGTGGGTGGAGTTGTGATTGATAACTCCTCAAAGTTAAGAGAAACATTTGGAGATAATGCATATCTACAGTGGTTCATTAAAAGGCATGGAGAGACAGAATTCAGCAAGATCCCGTTAGATGATTCAAGACTGAATGATAACGGGTTCATGTTTACTATTTCAGCGAAAGACATTAAATTCAAGGCAGTATTCAACTGCGAATTAAACATTTAAACATTTAGGAGGAAAATTATGGCAATTAAAGCGGTCAATCAGATTGACGTTATCGACTTAACCGATGGTTATTCGGTGGTATTGACGAATGATAACTATACATTCTTAGGCACTACTAATTCAGTGAATGGCACACAGACAACTACTACACAGGTAATGGCATTGTGTGGTAGTGAACAGGTAACGTGCACTGTAGGAACTATTACATGTCCTACAGGAATTTCAGCGGTATCTGATGGAAAAGCACCAATGCCAACAATCACAATCACTGCAACATCTGCATTAACTAAGAGTGGTACTATTACTATCCCTATCGTCGTTGATGGTGATATTACTATCAACAAGACATTCAGTTACTCTATCGCATTCAAAGGGCAGACAGGGCAGAATGGTACAAGTGTTACTGTAAGTTCCACTTCTGTAACTTACCAGGTTGGTGCAAGCGGAACAACTAAGCCGACAGGAGAATGGAGTGCTACTGTTCCAAACGTACCTAATGGTCAGTTCCTTTGGACTAAGACAGTAGTCAAGTATTCTGACGGTAAATCAACAGAAGCGTATTCAGTCTCTTACAAGGGTACAAACGGCTCAAATGGTTCGAACGGTACTAGTGTTACTGTAAAATCAACATCTGTTACATATCAAGCAGGCACAAGCGGCACTACTCCTCCAACAGGAACATGGAGTACTACAGTGCCTAGTGTGGCAAATGGTCAGTACCTATGGACTAAGACTGTTGTTAATTATTCTGATGGTAAGTCTACTGAATCATATTCTGTATCCTACAAAGGC